TTTAAGCTGGACAACTTCATCATCTATGCGAATACTGCCCGCACCGTTTGCTGGGTTGTAGTTGTCTTCATCGTATGGTGAGCTAAAGTATACTTCTTCAGGTGTCGTTGAGTCACCCGCTAAGAACACATGGTTCTTGAATACTTCTACGATAGATGGGTCATCAGGACAGAATGAACACGTAATTTGTGTGGCAGATGTCCCATCGTAAATAGATGGTTTGTTCGCACCATCCGTGTAAATAATCTTGTCCGTGCCTGTAAAGTTATAACGCTTGAAGTCATACTTGCCAGCACCTGTTCTGCCAGTCTCAATGGCAGTCCATGAAGATGATTCATCAGCTACGAATACCTTTTCACCTCTAGCCGCTAACACGTCGGTACTACCGAAGCTAGCAACCATCAATACCTTTTCGGTATCTGAAGTAGTAAATGGAACAACATTACTGTTCCACTTATCAAATCCATTAATCCTGCGATAACCACCGTTAATGTCAGGCTCAAAGTTTACAAGCTCCTGAGCCATGCCCGGTTGCATCGCAAATGCTGATTGGTTAAGTACTAACCCGCCAGCACATGAAAACTGTAGCGGTTGAACACCTGACTGATCTGGCATTCTAGTTCACCGATGATGTAACGATGGAAAAACGATTTGACCTAGGTATGTAAGTAGAACGAACGTAGTCATGTCGGTTTGAAAGGACTGACTGCATATTCTTAATGCCTTCCTCAAACCGATCTAAATTCAATTGATACTGCTGTGTCTCACCACGATACTGAAAACCGAACATGACAGCACCATCAACAATTACATGACGGAAACGCTCAGGAATAGTTGGTACATCAGTAGCGGCTGACAGCGACGAAGGGAACTCATAGTAATCAAACTTAATACTATACTCCTTATCGGGATAAGGGTACAGTCCGTACTTATTAGACGGGTCACGGAACACGTGAGTAGGGATTGACCCTACATCATCCCTGTCCTCTTGCTCTACGTACTTATCAATATATTCTTTGTAGTCAATAAATTTTAAGCTACGCCCATCATTAGCCAATGAATCATCACGAACTAAGCGAAAGGTATCATAGTCAATCAGTTTAGTTGTATCTGGCAAGTCATAGCGTGTTTGCCCGACAACTAATGTAACTTCAGCCTCTCGGTGATTAAATGGCCAAGAGTATTCTTTCTGATTAATATGCCGAATGGCGGCATTGACAGCGTTCTTACACTGAATCTGGAATCCACGTGCGTTAGCGAAGTTAGCGGCAGTCAATTCAACTTCATTGAATCGTGCCAAAACTTCATTTGTTACATCCAGATAATTATACGCCATTGGGGATATTAACCTCTAATAGAAGCAAAGGGGGCCATGAAGACCCCCAGTGCAATTAGCTTACGCTAGCTGATCACGATCAACTTCAGTTGCTTCTCCAGCAACTTGATTGTTTACGTCAACAACTACTGCAAATACACGACCTGAGATAACTCCGGGTGAACCTGTAATAGTAGTGACAACGTCGATAGTGTCATCGGCAGTTACTAAACCTGCTGTAGTTCCGACTAAGATAGTGCCAGCGGCAGTATCGTCAAAGTTAAGATCATCAGCAAATACAGTAGTGCCATCAGTTACGTCCAGACTGTAAGCAGTTACATCTGGAACATCTTCAGAAGGCTCAAAGCCCGCCGCAAGTACGAGGGTACCAGCACCTACTTCAATACCTTCAGTGGTACCAGAAGTAGCCGCAAGATCAACGAACTTCTCAACGAGGTAAGCCCGGTTGTATGTAGATTGTACACGTGCCATGGTTATACCTCCTATTAATAGCCAGTCTGATAACGGGCTGTTGCGATACCTTCAGGGCGAAGGATCTTACGACCGTACAGGTGCATACCACGAACAATGTCAGCGAAGCTGTCAGGATCACGGTAAGTCTCAGTCTTGTTGATCTGCTGAGCAGTAGCAACCGCTGAATCGTGACCTGCAGTCAAGACACCAAAGTTGTCTGAACCCGGAGTTGTAGAAGCTACAGCAGGGCCAGTTCCAACAGCAGGCATGTTGTTAGAAACGTATACACGGAAACCGTGCAAGTTGTTAATAACAAGACCATTCTGGAGTCCGGAACCACCGAAGTCAGAGTTGAACAGACGTGAGTCTTCATCCTTCAGAGTTTCAGCGAACACTGGGTCAACGACCAACCAACGACCTTGCGTATCAACAAACTGCTGATCCAGCAAACGAGCCATACGAGCGATGACCTGAAGTGGTGAAGCAGAAGTTGAAGCGATAGTAGTTGCGCCCGGCAGACGTGGTACAACTGGAATAGCTTCGTCAGCGTTACCGTCAGTGATGTTAAAGTCTGAAGCGTCCAACTTCATAGAAGCGAGAAGCTCGTCAGAACCTGCAGTATCAACTGCCTTAGTTCCGTTTACAGTCGTATTGACAGTGTCGCCAGCAGAATGCAAAGAAGACTGAGTGTATCCAGAAAGATACGCAAGTACTTCTTGGTCATACTGGTCACGCAAACGATACGCCGCACGATCAGTAGCCATCTGCATGAAGTTCACGTGAGAGTGCGCTTCTTCAATGTCGTCGATCTTGAATGCGAAGTAGTTTGACTTGTCAATTACCAGTGAGAAATCTTCGTCATCAAGATCTTGCGCTGTGATTTGTGAACCACGTGTGTAAGCTTGAACTGAAATCTCAGGCTCTTTGATGATTTTAACGGTATCGCCCATCTGAGCAATTTCACCGAAGTACAGTGTGTGTTATCACTAGAGCTTTTAACTCTAATTTCTACAGATTTATTTTCTCTGCAGACCGGACTATATCATCATCCAATGTAAAGTTTGGATGTCGGGCACTCTTGCGAATTACAAATTTAGTCACTGGTAAAATCTTATACGCCATACAGGATGGTACATAGTCTTGAATAATTGTGGCAAGTAACAACGTAGATTGTGTCGCACCACCAATATCCCATTTACCTTTACTCATGAACTTTTTAGCTTCAATGCCAAACTTAGAAGACATCCAGTTTAACATGCAATCAGCTTCTTGCTGATCTGTAAACTGTGTGCAGATTCTAAAATTGAGCGAAGTGATTTCACCCGCTTTGTTTTTGTTCTGCAAGATACTGCCATCATCTAGGTACCAAAGAGCCAGTGTTTTTTCATCGCAGTATCTAAGCACATCGTCAGTAATCTTTTTACTGCCCTCTTTGTACAAGTTGCGATGCATCTGTCTGAAGTACTTAGCTGTCTTGGCTAACCGAAACCCAGCGTACGTTTTGCCGTTTGATTTCAGTGTGTGACTTGTCTGTGCAATCTTAGGACGTTTACCGCCTAGAATACTTTGTATCAAGCCTGCCTTGTATTCTAAATACTCTTTCTGTTTTGGTCCATGTCCGATGATTAGTTCAGCCTGTTCGTATCTGTACTTGCCATCTTTATAGCGAGTTCTGTACGAGATGTGGCCATCACCAATTGCAAGTCCATATAGGACTGCTCTATCTTCTTTGTTCATGTATTATCCCCTTTGCAATAAGCTGGCGATATATATTTGTAATTCGTAGTCTCTGAACCTTCCCCCTTCGGGGCTTGGATGCTGATTCCCATTTCAGGGTTCCAGCAATTCACCTGATTTTCGACCTGTGTTACCACAGGAAGCGACTACTTCTTAATCGTTGTTAGTTACGTCTTCAACAACTGAAGACTTACGGAAAGCAAGCTGTACCTGCTTTGAATAGATAATTGGGCTAAAGTTACCATTTGGCAAATTTCCATAGCCCGCCGCTGATGTAAATGCCATGATGACATCTCCTTTTATAGCATAGGGTTAGATTTGTGTGTAACTTCGCCAGAGGCCATCTAACATCAGGGTGGTAATCTCACCGGCCAGAGTGATCATACGGCCTGCGTAGTTTGGGTGTTCTGTGAAGGTGACGGGACGACCCCAGACCGCTTACTTCAACTGGCCAGAAGAAGCTTGCAGTGGAGGACGACCGTCGGTTAGGTGTGGGTATCCATGAAGGGGCCACGATTTCTGCATATAGTTATACTCAGAAAATTGTATTTGTCAACACTTTTTATCGTGCTGAGCCAGATAAATCGTAAACAAACTTACCTGTCCGAATAGCTTCAGCAATTTCTTCCTGTCGCTTTTCATATTCTTGTGCTGTCATTCTAGCAACTGCAGACTCTTTGATATAAGACTTAGTTTCATCACCCTCTGGCTTAGATCGCTCAGAACGTGATCCAATCGCAGTTGCGGCATCTTTATCTTTAGAAGACTT